TTAGGCACAAGTATCGCTGAAAGGTATAAATATAGCCTGTACTGAACTGAGACAAGGTTCTACTATTCGATTAGGGTACAGGCACTAACTAATACATATTATTATGAGAGTATTACCATTAGCATTTATTTGGTGTGTGTCATTTATAACAATGACGATCACATGTTTGAGTTTTGGATTTATTTTCTGGATCGCATTTGTGGTATTTGCATTTGACAGTGTTTATATAAGTAAGAACCACAAGAGACTTGAAACAGAAATAGATGAAATATTTGGAAAATAGATTTTACTACCCGCTAAAAGGTAGTCTTATAATCCGGTATAAAGCTCCTGCGATGTTCAGCGCTGATAGCAAGGGATACCAGCCGGGCGGGTTTAAGTAGTTTTATTGTGTTGTGTTTTGTGTTTATACTGGGTGTGCAGTTCGCGAGAATAGCACACTTTTCCTTTTTCGGATGGTTAGCTTATCGGTTGGAGCTTCGTGTTACGCAACCAATTACCACGATTGAGAGAGGTTCGATTCCTCTACTATCCACAAATTATTAATTTAATTTTTAATCTTATGGCGACAATTAGAGAAACGATTTTGAAAGTAAAGCCGGGCAAACAGAAGATCATCCCGCTTTCAGAAGTTGATGTTACAGGCTACAGACAGCAAGCCCATGTAATTAGCAAAGAATTGAGAGATAAAGGTATTGTTGTTCCGGACGGTAAACCGGCATATACCATCTCCAAGAACAAGTACACCGGTTCAATGTATATTATCAATAATATGAAGAAGTGATACTTGAAACTTACACGATTATGAGAAGAGTTTTTACGGAACTTACCCCTGAATGCGAGATTACGGTACGGATGTATGCACAAGGGTATGAGAAAAAAGAGATAGCAAACCTTAAATGCCGCGCGGTCAGCACGATTAACAACCAACTGCAAAAGGCTTTTGAGGTTCTTAACGTGAAGAATGGAAGAGAGTTGGCAACAATGCTTTATGAAAGGGTTACGGGTATGAAATTAACGATGAACTTCTCACCAATAACTCGTTCTGTTGTTGCTTGCTGTTTACTATGTGTTTTCTCTCTTTCGCTTTACCACGAACAAGGCGAAATGAGAAGAGAAAGAAAATCAAGAATTGAACGTATTGAACGAATAAGGAGGGTAGAATGAATATAGAAGAAATCCAATCTATTATGATAGACAGCTACCAAGTAGGCTATATGGAGGCAGTCAAAGCATACGAGCCAGCACAAGACCTTATCCGGCAAAGAGAGGTAAAAAAATGGCTAAAGATGATGAAGATGGACTTAAAACGGTTTAATGTTCTTGTAGGAAAAGAACTTATAAAGCCTGTCAGAAAAGGAGAAGGGAAAAATTCACCTCTTTACTATTCTAAAGCAGAAATTAAGCAAGTCTTTTCGTTGGCAAATGTAAGCGGTATAGTGGCAAGAGAAGCAATAAGATTACCCCTTTAAATTTTACGATTATGTTACGTATGTAGAATCAATCGATTTTAGTTGATTTCAAGAAAACAACTGAAAAAGGTTGATTTTTCTTTAAAAATTGATATGAAAATGAATATTTTTAAAAAGCTCTTTTCAATAAGGAAAAGACGGAACACCGTCCGTCATGGACGTACTCTAATCCGTCTATTGACCGGGTCGAATTTGAATTTGAGATCAGGGGAGCCTATGGAGAATCTGTGAAAAAACAGCAGAGGAATATTTAAAGGAAATGGATAAAGCTTATGAATCTTTGAAAGAATCCAATAATAAGATTTATGATAGCCATGATACTGAATCGCGCAGCACAAAGCCCTATTCGCCGAATTTTAATCCGATTCCGAGTAAGCCGTTGATTGGCGAAACATACGATGAGTATATTAGCCGTGATCCGAGAGGAGGATATCATGATTGGGTCATGGAGAATGGCACGGATGAGGAAATCGGCATGTATGGAGCTTATATGAAAGGTCATTAATCAAAAAACGTATGAAAGCGAATAAAGTAGCGATAACCTCGCAAGAAGCGGACGCCATTAAATTGGCACTTAAAGAGATTCAACTGGCCATCGGATATGGTGAGTTATCCTGTGCACAATTATCCCAATATGAAGCAGCTGAAAAGCGTCTTCTTAATCTACTGAAGAAAAATAATAAATTATAACCACAAGTAAGGAATGGAAAAAGAAACAATGATCATTGATTGTGAGCAATGTTCCCACCAAGGGAATGGATGCCCCGGTTTTAACGACTGTATTATATACAAGAACATTTGGGAACAAAGACGTTGGGAAGCTGCCAAAGACGCAATGAAGGGAATTCTTTCAAATGAAGACCTTACAATCCGGATCGAAGAAGGTGTGGAATACATGCTTGAAGGAATTGCGGAGGAATCCGTTTTATTGGCCGACGCTTTAATCAAGGAATTTCAAAAACCATAAAACTAATAAGAAAGTAATAAGTATGACAGTTGAAGATCTTATTAATGAACTTATGAAAGTAAGCGATAAAATGAAAGAAGTAAAATTCAATATAAAAATTGAAGATGACTATTCTTATGATAATGTAGCAAAGGATGTAAGAGAACAATCAGATGTTATCATATATAACTGGTAATTAACGAATAACAATTTAGATATGAGTGAAACCGAAATTTTGAAAGACCGAATAGAGAGCTTACAAGCTGCTCTTGTTGCAAAGGAAGAAACTCACAAAATAGAGATCTGTAAGCTAATAGAAATAGATTTGAATGATACTGTGAGTGTAGAATTAACAGAATGGGGAGCTACATATCTTAATGCGACGAATGCATTTAAGAAAATTGCTACTCCGCAGAAATGCCATTATAAGACTGACTATAAAGCGGGTGATGTTTACAAAAACCAACTTTGGCAATTAATATTGGAGTTTAAAGATGGGATTAGGTTTGATAAAGAGAAGGCTTTTAATAAGTTGACAAAAGTAATTAATTAATAACGAAATAGTAATGAATATAATTCTATTATATAACCCTTTAAATATTTACGATTATGAGCCTTATTAAAAAAAGAAACGAATTAGTAATTTCGTCAACCATTAAAATGATGGTGTACGGTCAAGCAGGTATGAGAAAGACAACTACCGCTTTGAGTGCTCCTAAACCTTTATTATTAGACTTCGATAACGGTGTAAAGCGTGTAAATATGTCCCATTTAGATGGAGTTGATATTGTACAGATAACATCTTGGAGCGATGTTCAACAGGTTCTGCAAGAAGATTTGTCCATTTATCAGACCATCGTGGTAGACACCATTGGCAAGATGATGGATTTCATTATTTCTTATAAATGTGGCACACGTCAGCCGCAGATAAGAGATTGGGGAGGTATTAACCAGGAGTTTAGTGGATTTGTGCGAAATTTATCACTTTTAAATAAGAATATCATCTTCGTTGCTCACCGTGACACACGAAAAGAGGGGGACGATACGGTGTTCATCCCGGCCTTACGTGAGAAATCATACAATTCTATTGTAACCGAACTTGATTTGCTTGGTTATATGGAAGCCAAAAACGAAAATGGTCGGGTCAAGTGTACGATTACATTCGACCCGACTAATCGAAATGATGGCAAGAACACTTGTAATCTGCCAAGTGTAATGGAAATTCCTACAAACTTGGATGCCAACGGAAATCCGATTGCGAAGAATGATTTTATCACTAAGCAAGTTATTAATCCCTATCTTTCCATGTTGGCTCAAAAGAAAGCTGAGAGTGACAAGTATAACAAGGTGGTTGAGGAAATCAAAGAAAGTATTGAATTTATCACCGATGCCAATTCTGCTAATGAATTTGCATCCCGAATAAATGAGTTTGAGCACGTAGGTAGCTCTTTGATGATGGCAAGAAGTCTGTTTGCTGCAAAGGTTAAATCATTGGGACTTACTTATAATAGCGAAACTAAAACGTACAGTGATGCAGCAGCCTAAGTATCGCTTCTATGCAACTATCCTCGATGCTTTCTGGAATTATCTCAATAGCGACATTGTATATGCTCGCTATTGGGGCTTTTCAGAGAACCCGCCTCACACAGAGGATGAATTTCACGAGTTGCAGTTTCAAGAACTGATAGATCGGATCAACCGCAAACCGTTTGATAGCGAGGCGGCAGACCGTGGGACAGCGTTCAATGAAATCATTGATTGTATGATTGAGAACCGTAAATCTTCTATAATGGAAATCAGCAGGATGTATCATGATGATGGAACACTTTACGGGATAAAAGCCGTTTACAACAATCGCACTTTCACTTTTCACATTGATCTTTGCCGTGAGTTATCCGACTATTTCAAAGGTGCATTAACACAGCAGAGGGTAGAAGCAATCCTACCGACTGCATACGGTGATGTATTAGTTTACGGTCTGATTGATGAACTGATGCCTACCAGTGTTCATGACATCAAGACAACTGGTAACTATAGTGTTGGAAAATTCAAAAATCACTTTCAGCACCTTGTTTATCCTTTCGCACTAATGCAGAACGGTTCGGATGTACGGACATTTGAGTATAACA